TGTTGCTATTTGTAATTGTGTTTGAGCCAAAGTAATTCTTTGTGACATTGAAAAAATATTTGGATCTGCAACTGGTATTACATCTACTCTGTCATCAAAATCTGTTTGTTTAATATTTCTTGCACCGCCTACAACATCGTATGGATATTCTGGTGGTAGATATTGTGAAACTACTTTTGATAATAATTTAAATTCATCTTTCATAGCTGCGTAACATCTTTTGTGAATTGCAGACATAACTCTTGATCCACGTTCTAATAATGCAATAGTTGTTCCAACAGCTGCTGCTTGGTTACCATCACCCACTTGCATGTCAGCAATAGCCGCGAATCTTTGACCTGCTTGCACAACTATACCTAATAAATTTAATAATGTTTGAGATGGTTCTTTGTATGGTAATGGAAAGAACGCATCACGTAATGATCCACCCGGTGCATCTACATCTTTAAATTCACCTGGTTGTATCGGGGATGCTTCGTCTCTAACTCTAACGCCTCTCTGTTTAAATCCTGCAGGTAAGTTTGATAATGTTCCTGCGTCTAATAATTGACGGAGAGCCGCCGTTGCGGTACGGCTCAATCCGCCAATCATATGAATGAGTCCAAAGCCATAAAATCCTAGTCCTGGCAGAAATTTGAAGTGGACGAAATATTGGATCTTATTTTTCTTTAGATCATTGGGCGCATAGTTTCTCCGTATGGAGAGCACTACTCGGCTGCCTTCTTCTACAGTTACAATGTAGGGCAATTTTACTCCTGTTGGTTGCCCATCGGCACCAACTTCTTCGAAACCTTCTAAGTCTAAATTTACATGACACTCTAACAAAGTATAAACTGGTTCTTGTTTACCAGTTTTTTTAGTGCCATCTAACTCACGTTCTTTTTTCTCTAGATCGTTTTTTTCAACATGACCTGGTGGTCCAAGTTCTACATCTCTATAGAAACCAGATACTTGTTGTTTTCTTAATTCGTTTTCGGATATTTTAATTACATGTATTACTGATTCTGCATCATCAATACTTGTTGCAGTATACGGAACCACTAATTCATCTGCTGGTACAAATTTAGACACTGCTCTTCCAAGTGGCACATCGTAGTAAACTTTTTTAAATGTAGAACCTGCGAGTGGTAAATGAAATAACATAGAATCAAACTCTGCTTCGTACTCTTGCATTTGATCCATAATTAAATAATTCATGAAATCTTTTACACGACCAGCTTGTTGTTCTGTTTGTGGATTTTTAACACCAATAACTTGTGTTCTAACTGGTCCGTCTGCTGGTAATAATTCTTTGTATGCTTGTGCTTGGAACTGTGTAACAGCTTCAGCAAGAACAGGGTGCGTTGCACCAGATGCTCCTTGGAAAGGTTCTGTTCTGTTTTCGTATTTAAATCCTAATAAGTCAAGCCCCTCTGTGTATCCTCTCTCCCAATCTTTTCTAGAAGATTTATAATCCATATAGTTTTGAACCATCTCGTTTCCAACTGGTTCTAAAACATCGTCTGGTAAAATATCTGCTAAGTTATCGAAGTGTGATTCTGTTCCCGGTATATTTATAGCTCCCGGTTCAAAGTCCAAAGTCGCACCACCATCTTCTTCAGGTATTACCTCTACAGGTGGTTTATCTATTAAATCTTCCTCAACACTAACTTCTTTGATTTCCTCTTCTGTAGGAATGTCAATTTTAGTTCGAGTGTTAGGGAGTGTTTTATCTATATCTGCCATTTATACTCCTATATTCTTCTATCACGTTTTAATAGACCTGGCAACCCTTGTGAGGTTGGGCCAGATGTTGGTGGGGGTCCCGATGGTTTACCAGCTAGTTTAGCTATACCACCGCCCGCTGCTGCGAAACCTCTTAAACCTGTTGCAACACTAGACCTATCAATATCAAATGGATTAATAACTTGTCCTCTTTCATTTAGATTTGTTTGACCAAGTATTTCGCTTTCCATTCCAGTTATAGTATCTATTGATGGTAGGGTAGATGGTTCTTTATCTAAAGTGTCTCCAAAAAAATTTTCTTGAAATCCAAACATATATTCAGGACTTTCGGCTGCTGCCTCTGAAACAGTTTGTGTTCTATAAAATTTAGCATAATCTTTATAGTTTTTTAAGTCTTCTAAAGTTTGCCCTGTATAACGATTAGATAGTTCTTGATCAGTCGTATTTACAAGAGTGTCATACATAGGTTTTCTAAACTCTAAATCAGTCTGTCTTTGAAATCTACTTGGCAACATTTTTAAATCTAAATCCATAGTTCTTTTAGCTGCCTCAGCTAAAGGATCGTCAGAAGCTATGTCCACTGATCTAGCTTTTGCTAATAATTTTGGAAATAAAGCTCTAGATTTTTTAATATCTTCTGCCTCTCGAGCTTTTGCATCAGCAAATTGATACTGAGCTTCTGTTAACGCTCCATACGACTCTTTTCTTTTTTTAAGTGCATCTATTTGTTTTTGTATGATGTTTTCTTCTTCAACTTTTGTTTGACCAAAAAAATTATCATCAAACCCATCATCTGTAAGAATACCTGTAAATTGTTTTTCGTTTTCAAGACTCTGTATTTGATTTTCAAAACCTCTAAGCTCGTTAGCTTTTAAAATTAATTCTGCAGTTTTAGGTCCCACCGTTCTAGCTAACATCATTCTATCTGCTAGTTTTGTTTGATTACCCGGAAGCAAATATTCTGATGCTCTAAGGATTGATTCTGGTAAACTATCGCCCATACCCATTCTTATCACAGACTCACCCGCAATAAAAAGAGCTTCAGGTAATATACCAAACTTAACTACGTTTCTTCCAAAAGCTGCAACTCTACCAAAATTTCTTGCTTGTGCTGCGGTTGGATTTGGTAAACCTCTATTAATATTATCAATACCACCTCTAAAACAAACATCTAAACTAGCAGAGCCGTCTTGAAATCCTACCCTGCCACCTTGATTTAAAAATCCTTTAGTTTTGCATCTTGGATCAGCACTTAATGTTGCTATAATTTTTTTAAGTTCTTGTTTTGGAAATTGTTGTGCAGCTTTTAAACTACTTTTTCTATTTTCTTCAAAAAAATAAGCATCTTGTATTTTTGCTACTTCTTCAGGTGGTGTCACTTTAAGATTAGGATTTTTAACTGCCATCTCCTCAGTAATTATTGGTTTATTTAAATATTGTTTTTGTAACTGAACTATTTCTTGTTGAGTTTTTCCTTTGTATATGTCAAGTGGATCAATAGTTAATCTGTCACCACCAAACTCTCCTCCTCCACTTAATGTTACTTTTTTAAAGCCCTGTGACTGAGAGGCTAATCTTATTAAAATATTGTCTGTTTGTTTTAATAAATCTTTTTTTACTTTAGGAGATTTATTAGATTTTTTTATTTTTTCTGCTTTTGCGGATACGGTCCTAATCTTATCATCAAGATTTCCTTTTCTACTCATCAACTCATTCACCTGAGTAGGAGTATAAGCTAGTTTATCTCCAGTTATTAATTCTGTTCCAAATATATTTCCAGTATGTCCTAATTGTGCACCACTTCCTCTTGGCGCTGCAAAAGGATCCATTTTTCTAATACCACCTTTTGCTTCAATTGCGTCTAATCTTGGTTTTTGTAATTCACTTTTTGTTTTTACGGGAAATTTTTTCTTTGCAAAATCAGTTGCTGAACCTGATCTAACTTGTGCTTTTAAAATTTTATCTACTTCATCTTGAATATCTAACTTACTAATATCGTAAAAATTTTTACGTTTAACCATTTTTTTAGGAAATTCAAAAACAGTGGCAAAATTACTAGGATCTCTACCTGCACTAACAAAAATATTTTTTTCTTTAGCTGCTTTTAACATTTCTTCACCAGTTACAAAACCTGTTGGAGCATCAACTTTTCTTGGACCTGGTTTACCTCTTTTGTTTGCAGGGTCATTAAGATAATCTCTTTTATGTTTTTTAGCTTCCGCTTTCGTATCGTATATACTTCTTTTATCTTCTTTAGGCATTCTAATAGAAAATTTACCTTTATTTTTCCCTTGTCTAATTTTATAAATTTCACTATCTTTAGCTACGGGCACGTCTCCCTTAACTCTACTTTTATTTTTTTCATCAAATATTTTTTTTAATTCTGTTCTTGTGCCTCTGTATGTTTTTTCTATTCTTTTACCATTTTTATCTAATCCCTCGTAAAGTCTTATTGAAAAAGTTCCGTCTTTATTTTCTCTCAATATATTTTCAAATGAAACTGGTCCAGCATATCGAAACCCAATTCGCCCACCCTCTGCTAAATTTATTCTTCTTAAATATTCTTCGTATGTTTCTTGTGTTGGATCAAAGGTGCCTTTTAGTTCATCTTTTAACGGACCTGGCTCAAGATCGTCTTGTAACAATGCAGTTTTTTTGTTTCTTTGATCAGACTCAAGAAACTGTTTCATTTGTTTATATTGTGGGGGAGTAAGGGACATTATTCTCCTAACATCATTGCAACGCCACCAGATGCGTTTAATTTTCTAAGACCTTTTTTAATTTGAAAATCTTTTAACATCTTTTGACCTTCTGAGATTGTATCGTCAATATTTGTATCTTCAAACTGTCTTAATATTTTTAAATAAGGTATACCTTTTTCTTGTTCCTCTCTTATTAAATCTCCACCAGCTTTTTTAAGTAATTTTATTTTTTCAGTATCTCCAGCAGCTACAGCTTCTTTCATAGATTGTTTAAATACTTGATCTGCTGTTGCCTTCATTTTTGTCATGTTTCTTTTGTCCGCTTCTAACATATCTAATAGACCTTCAAGATACTCAGCTCTATTAGCTTCTACATCTTTTAATTGTTTAGCACTCATATTAGTTCTAATTTTTCTAGGAAACGATTTAGGATTTAATGCTCTTAACTGATCTGAACCTTTTTTACCTTCCTTTTCAGCTAAAAAATTTAATAAATTTTTTAAATATGTATGTATACCACCTTTTGAAAAAGATGCTCTTCCACCAGATGCTTTTTTAATTGGTGGTGCTTGGTCTTTTACTTCTTTTACAATGTCCTCAACATTAATTCCTTCTATAATATCTGGCTCATTAAATTCATCTTTAATAATTCTAGAATTAATTTCTGTGTATTCATCATACTGATCAGCAGGTATACG